CGCGTTTCGAGACTCACCGTCACCAGGGTTTCGACATCTACCTGATCACGCAGCACCCGTCGCTGATCATGAGCCACGTCCGCAAGCTCGTCGGCAAGCACATCAACATGTACCGGCCGTATGGCGGCAAACGCTTGCTTCGGCACGAATATGAGTTCTGCATTGACAACCCTGAGAAGCGCAGCAATTTCAAGCTTGCCCAGGAACGGCGGATAAAGCTCGATCCTGCGTACTACGGCGTCTACAAGTCCGCCACGGTGCACACTCACACGTTCAAGCTGCCCAATTACGTCTGGTATATCCCGGCTTGTATCGCTGTGATAGCGGCCTGTATCGGCTGGGTCTGGTACACCTATTCGACGCCTGCTGTTGCTGCCGAGGCCGCTCCGCTTGAGCAATCGCAGCCTGCCCAGTCCTCGCAGTCGAGCCTATCGCTCAACCCCATGGATACCGTTTCGAAGTCATTCAACATCGGTCAGCAGCCCATGACCCAGGAGCAGTACCTGGACACCCTCAAGCCCAGGCTTGAAGACGTCCCCATGTCGGCGCCTCGATACGACAAGCTCACTGAGCCGAAATCGTTTCCCCGGCTCGTTTGTGCTGCCAGCGAAGACCCGCGCCGGATCGATCGCGCCCGTACTCGCGGTTTCCCGATCGGCACGCGTGACGGGCGGGAGTACACCTGCCAGTGCTACAGCCAGCAAATTACCCGCGCCAATACCAGCGCCGAATTCTGCCTCCAGGTCGTCGAAAACGGTTACTTCGATGACACGCGACCGGACATCCAACAATTCGCGGGAGCCGGTTCCATGTTCGGCAACAGCAGCAATCCGGCTGCTGCAACCGGGCGAGTGCCCGCAGCCCGGATGCCGCAGACGGTTTCTTCGTCAACAGTGATTCCCACCAGCGGGCGACACGCGTATATCGACCATTCCGCCGCGCAGCCGCCAGCAGAGTACGTCCCGCGGCTGACTGTGGTTGCTGACTCCGAATATCCGTCGAGGCCTTGGAGGTGATGATGTTGACGCAGCTTCTACGGCACACGCGCTGCGACCATTGTGGCGTTCGCTATTGGAACCCCGTGCAGTGGCCAGCAAAGGCCTGTCCGTTGTGCCTCAAGCCAACCTAAGGCGCTTCGCATAATCGAGGCTCGGCGTTATGTTGAGCCGATGCGCTGGGACTATCATCCGGCCAGCGCAGCCCGAAGGGCAGGCGTAACATAACGGCGGATTATGCGAGGCGACTGGTACCATTTTCGCGGATCTCCGATCGCACCTGGTCGAACAAATGGTACCAATCTCTAGGAATGCTTCGAATGGTTTTGTACCATTTCCCTCCTCGAGGAACGAACCTGGTTGAAAGGAAAGGTACCAAAATGCTGATCAAATTCGATGTGACCACCGAGGAAGGCGACCGCCTCAAGATGCAGTACGGCCAGAAGGTTGCCAGCAAGGCATTCAAGATGGCCGCTTTCGATGCCTTCGATTTGTACCGTAAGAATCAGGAGCTGCACGAAGTCATCGACAGCCAGCGAACCGAGATTCGTCGGCTCCGCCACATCATCGAGCAGGCCCGCGCCTCTGCTGCTCAGCTTCTTGAGAAAACCGGACAGTCTGACCTGTACGAGTGACCTGCTGCCTCGACCTCGCCGCTCGCGGCGATTAGTCGCCTGCACTGCCTCCTGTCGTGCCTCGTAGCGCCTGCGACGATACCCCCGAAGGGGCCGCAACCATCGACCCACAAAAAAGCCCCCAGCGGCCTGTATGGCCCTCTGGAGGCTTCTCGCGATCTTCGTCCCGTTGTCCCGTCACTACCTCAACCCGCGCTCCGATCTGCCCAAATGGAACCGCTCCTGGGCTTCTCTCTGCCGCTCTCCCAGGATCATCAGCACCGCTGACGGTTAGGTCACGAAGTTGCAGTGGTTCCGCCGCGCTTTGGCTTCACCGGCGCAGCCGGGTCCACCATCTCTAATGGTGGACTCTTGTCTAACGGTTAGACTTTTGCTCGGTTTTTAGCCAGTCTTCACGGATGTCGATGTACTCAATTTGAGCGCATTTCGCTGATAGTTTCTCTCTAACTCCCGCCTGGGATGCCTTTGCATTGATTGCATCGGCAACCCTTCTGCACTGATCTTCCTGCTCCAGGTGTACAGCTGGCTCTAGCACCGGATATTGGCTTGGAACTGGGTCTGTGACTGTGATCAACAGTGCCCACGCGGTTGATCCAACTGCTCCTACCACTGATCAGTCCTTTTTCAGCACTTCTTCGCGATATTTCATTACGTCCTTTGTGGTTATCTGATCCAGATACTTCCACAACGTAGCGTTCACCAGGTCGGCTTCGGCTATGTCCTCTCTCGTCTCGACGATCATGTTTATCCGGCGCTCTTTGATCGAATCTGCGAACTCGTCCCGCACACGGTAGGGCTTTGTCACGGTCTTCATCCTGGTGTTCCTCTGATGCTGGTTATTCTGTCACGTGTTGCTTTGTAACGCGTTACAGCGTATAAGTTCCGCCATCGCGTAACGCGTAACGCTGTAACGGAACTTCAGCATGCTCGACAAAATTCACCTCTTCATCCCGTTCCGCGTCGATGCCATCGCTACCAGCACGGGTAAGCGAGGCAACGAGCTGCTGGTGATCGACTTGGAAGCCCTGGGCGTTCCGCTTCGCGCTACCAGCGTTTTGCCGGACGGGAAGGGTGGTTATCACGTCGAAGATCTGGGGCATGCCTGGGAATCCCTCTCCACCGGTTTCACGCCGCTGGCCTTCAAGGTGTTTCACCAGTCGCTCGGCAAGCGTGTCCAGCCCGGCGTCGAGCTGAAGGCCAGCCCGGCCAAGTTGCTCCAGGGGCACAACGTGTTTGGCCCGACCTCGATCCGCAAGGGCGGTGAGGTCATGCTGAAATGGCTCGCGGGCTCCTACCCGAAGCTCTTTGCGCTCCTGGACTGGCAATCGGCCGAGGTCTACGGGATCGACTGCACATATTCGGCCCGGCTGCCCGATCAGCGCACCGCGCTTCAGTTGGTTCAGGCGCTTCGCGGGGTCAGCAACGGCCAGACCCGCAACCGTGGTGACGACTACGAAACCACGGCCTACTGGGGCTCCAAGGAAACCCGTCTGCGCAAGCTCAAGGCCTACCTCAAGGGCCCCGAGTTTCGCCGCCAGCTCGATGAAGCCATCAAGGCCGCTCGTGCCTATGGCGGCGCCAACTTTGTTCCGTCCCAGGCGTTCGCGGCTCACCGGCTGCTGGCGGTTCTCCAGAACCCGGCGCTCCAGGAGTGGGCGGAAAACCTTCTTCGTCTTGAAGCCACTGTCATGCATCGCTGGCTTGAGCGCAGAAACATCCCGACGAATTTATGGGCCCTGTGCGACTACCAGGAGCGGCTGGAAGAGCAGGGGAGTTGTTTTATTCAGTGGTGTTGGGAACAAGTAACCAAAGAACTGTTTGCGGCCTTTGAAGGTATCTCCATGCGAGTAATTAACGATGAAAAAGTGCTGGCCGCACTTAAAGCCCGTTGGACGAAGTTCGGAAAGAACGGGAAAGCCAATGAGACAGTTGCTCTTAACCTGTTTCGCACATACCGCAGCATCAAGGATTACGGCTGGCAGGAAACTATGGACTCGATGTCCCGAGCCACTTTCTACCGGCATGTTGACCAGATTTGCGAATGCGGACTCTCAAAGGCCGCTTTGCAGAAGTTGAAGATGGATGACCAGAAGAACAACGTGGTCCCGATCCTGCGCTTCCTTCAAGTCGATTTCAGCGCTCAGCGTCCAGGCTGGTACGTCGAGCCATCGGTAGAAGCTGCATGATCGCCGCAACTATGAATCTCCTGGTCGTCACTATGTGCGGACTGTTGGCAATTTACTTTCTCGGGCGCTGGGCCCGTTCTTAAGCGAGGTAATCGTTATGTTGGTACAAATGGGCCTGTGCAAGGGCATTTCCACGAAAGAAAAGATGAATGGAACCATCATCGAGCATTACTTGGTTCTCACCGCTCCTGGTAAAGACCAGTTCGGCCAAGATGTCGAACAGTCTGTTGGCATCAAGGTCTCGAAGCGCCAACTCGATTCGGGCATTGAAAATGCCTACAAGAAGTTCATTGGTCAGCAAGTCGCTGTCCCGGTATATGCCAAAGCTTGGAAGTCTAAAAATGGCACCGCTTTCGGCATGGACCTGTGGCTTTCCGATGATGGCCTGCCTGTACCAGTTCAGCGCGTACAGGCCCGTCCCGCTGCTGTTGCCAGCTGATCAGTAATGCCCCCTCTTGCAGCTCGCCTGCAAGCGGGGGTAGGGGGGTTAAATGGAATTCATCGTGTGTGATGGGAAGTGGTTTAGAACCGAACAGGGCTATTTCGACTGCCAGGGAACGCCATCGACTATGACGCTCGAAGAACTGCGCGATGTGCCTTTCGCGCAACTAACCGGTGAGCAGAAAGCTTCGCTAACCAGCAGCCTGCTTACCTTCTTTGTTCTGATCTTCGTCCTTGTGAAGCTCAGACGACTTGTTTAAAGGAGCAATACCCATGAAATACATGACTCAAGTTCGCAAGTTCGGTAGCCGTGCCGCCCTGGGCGCGACCGCTCTGGTCGTTTCCGTCAGCAGCTTCGCCGCTGCTACTCCCATCGATACCTCGGAGCCTGTCGCTCAGATCGGCGAGGGCAGCTCCGCCGCCGTTGCAATCGGCGTCGCCATGCTGGCGTTCGTTGTCCTGGTCGGCGTTCTGCTCAAGACCCGCCGCGCCGGATCCTAAGTTGTGCCTCGGCGTGCCGGCATCCGCCGCGCACGCCTTTTTTTTGCCCGGAGTTTGGTAATCATGGAGAAAAAGACATGTTTTGGGCAGACCCGAACAACTGGGTTTATTTGGTCGTTATTGGCGGTCTTGCTGCTTTGGCATTCGCCCGCTAGTGCTGCATATTATTCATGGTCCTATAACGGTACTGGCGATCCTCGCTTTTCAAGCGCAGCATCTGCATGCCTAGCTTATGTAGACATTCGTCCGCCTGAGCAACAGGCAGAATACATTGGCGTTAGAAGGGGCTCGTCTGATACTCAGTGGGTTTGTGATTTCAAATATCTTGTCCGCTCAGATTATTGGCAGCAAACTACTAAGGCTCTATACCGTACTGGTGATTCATGCGAATCTGGCGAATATGATCCAAACTCCGGATCGTGTACTACGCCCCCCGAAGACCCTTGCCTTCCTACTACCGGAAATAAGATCACTCATCGGCATAAACTGGGCGAAATACTGCTCGGCACTATCGCAACTACGCCGCCTCCCGCAAGTCTCTGTCATAAGTCCTGCCGTTACTCTGACCCTGAGTTAGACGGCAAGCCTTATCGCTTTGTTAATGGTGAACCCGGTGGCGCTTGGGCGAACTTTTCCTATTTTGGCGACGGTGTGCAATGTGATGCCGGTGAACAAGAAGCTGATCCGCCAAGCGAGAACAAACCGGTTGCTGATAAAGAAAACAAGTGCACAAACAAGGTTTGTTTGACTGCTGATGCTGACGGCAATTGCCAGCAATATACGTACTCTTGCACCGCTACTGAGAAATACACCGATCCCGGTGCAATGGATTGCGACTTCGGCACTTTTAATGGTGAGGCTGTTTGTGTACCCAACAGCCCGGCGCCGAAGATGACCGAGAAGGAAGTTAAAACCGAGGTCACTGAAAAGACCAATAGTGATGGTTCGAAGGAAACAACTACCACCACCACAACCACTACAACGAATTGCACGGGCGTAGGTTCATGCTCAACTACAACCACCACTAATGTCTCCAACGGTAAAACAAACGCTGACGGAACTCCTGGTGGCGAGACCTCAACTTGTACTGGTCCCGACTGCAAGGCCGGTGACGGTAAATCGCAGAACGACCAAAAGGAGGAAGAGAAATCCGAATCCAAAGTTAGCGGTGATAGCTCTTGCGAAGCCCCGCCAGTTTGTACCGGCGACGCCATCCAATGCTCGATCCTCCGGCAGAACCATCAACAGCGTTGCGCTGATCAGAAGTGGCAGGAGATCGACGAACAGAAGCTTATGGACGGTGTTTCCGGGGAAATGGCTGGCTCGGAATATCAGCCGTTTGGCGAGCAGGAGAGGGGAGCGTTCGACTTCACCGGCATGATCGACACCAGCTCGACCATTGGCGGCTCCTGCCCTGCAATTCCACCGATCACCTTCACCATCCGGGGCGTCACCAGGAGCGTCGATTTCGGCATCGCTATGGCTGAAATCTGCAAGTACGCCTCGTGGTTTTCGTTCCTCCTGGTCGCGTTCTCGATGCGCCGCGCGGCTGAAATTGTTGCAGGGGGTATGGCCTGATGCACCTCGTAATCCAACTGTTCTTCCGGCTTCTCGGCTTCGCTGTTGTCCCGCTGGGCTGGAAGCTCCTCAAGGGGCTTGGTTTCATCGGCGTCACCTATACCGGCGTCCATCTGATGATGTCCCAGGCCCGCGACTACGTGTTTAACCACCTGATGTCGCTTCCTGGTGAATGGGTCCAGCTGATCGGCCTGCTCAAGCTCGATGTGTGCATCAACATCTTGTTTTCTGCCTACATCGCGCGCGCTGTGCTTTGGGGCATGGATAAGGCTACCGGCAGCAAGTCGGCCATTCGCTGGGGAGGGAAGCTCTAATGCTCTATTTGCGCACTGGTCTGCCTGGATCGGGTAAGACACTCAACACCATTCGGGAAATCGAGCTCGAACACGGCCCCGACCCGAAGAACCCCAGCAAGCCGCTTCGGACGGTCTATTACTACGGCATCCCGGACCTGGACGTTGCCAAGCTCAAATGCAAGTGGGTTGAGTTCGACACGCCTGATGAGTGGTACAACCTGCCTGATGGCTCGATCATCGTGATCGACGAAGCTCAGCGTGTATTCGGTGCCCAGGATGGCCGCAAGGCTCGTCCTGAGAAGGTCGCTCGTTTCGAGACTCACCGTCACCAGGGTTTCGACATCTACCTGATCACGCAGCACCCGTCGCTGATCATGAGCCACGTCCGCAAGCTCGTCGGCAAGCA